CCTTTTTATTCTAACGTTTTTGCCTATGCTTATTGTCGGCAGTAAACCTTTCTGTCTAAGTCTGTAGATCGTTTTGACCGACACATTTAGCAAAGCAGAAGCTTGGCTTTGTGTAACCAAGCTTGTTTTATCAGTCATCTGAATTAATAATACCCATAATCTTGACTGCTTTTTCACTTGGAAGTTTTATGTTTAGGCGCACCCACATAAATCCTTTGTCTCCAGACATTGCCCTAAAGTTCTGTTCTGGCAGTTCTTCTTCTACGGCAGCTGCTTCATAGTTTGGATAAAGTTCACTTGGTTGAATGCCAAAGACATCGCATATTTTCTTTAAGCTTTTGGGCGATGGAACGTTTAATGCTCTAACATATTGAGATATAGAATCTCTTCCTAGACCAGATTTATTAGCCAGATCACTTTGATTCATATCTCTCTCTTGCAATAGACCATATAGTCTTTTCGCAAATTCTTGCTTTCTTATAGACCTTACCGATAAATCTACATCAGTAGCTATACCACTTATAGGCGATCTTCCAGTTATGTGTTTCATTTTGTTTCCTAAATAAATATTATTAAAATAGTAGTATTAAAATTATTTCAGAAGAAACACTTGTTCTTGGGTTGATTTAAGCTTCATATATAACATGGTTTCTAGGTGTCTCTTATACTCGTTTATGTGTTGCAGATTTAAGCATCTTGGTTTTCTTTTTGTTTTGTATATACTAGGTTTTAGCATTATCAAGTCCTTTTTAAATTATTCTCGTTGACTTAAACCTGATCCAACGAGGTTGCCTAATTGTTGAAATCATTCTCTACAGATACTACAAGCCGTAAACCTTGTCTAGCTAAAAAAATACCGATAAGAAATAAATTACGATTTTTTCAAAAAAGTTATAGACACATGATTTTATTTATGTATCAATTGGGGATAGACAAAATTACGCAACTATCAATAACATGGTAAATAAATATGAATATAAGTTTAAATACATCTAAAATAGTAAAAGAATTTGGTGGCATGACTAAGTGCTGCAAAGCTTTAACTAAAAATGGAAACCCTATTACGTTAGGCGCTGTTGATAAGTGGCGTAGACGTAACGCAATGAATCTAAAATCTCTATTAATGTTAGCTGTGATTGCTAAAGAAAATAACAAAAGATTTGATTTATACGATTATATTATAACTGAAGAGATAAATCGAGATGAAAAATAACGTTGTAAAATTAAAATCCAAAAAAGCAAATGGATTAAATGGAGAGCAGTTGTCTGACATTGCTTGGTGTAAATCTATATTTAAGCTACATAAAAAAAATATGTCTGAAGATTTTATGAAAGCAGATGTCGTTCACGCTTACCATCTTGCAAATATTATACGAATCAAAGCATTAGATGACGATGTTTATATTTCAGCTATGGAAGCTCTAGGAGATTATGGCGACTATTTATATGGGAGCGATGAAAGAGTTACTTACTGGAGAGCAAGACGCATGGTGGAAAACGGAATTAAATTGGTAGAATTAGCGAAAGAAGTTTCAAAATGATTATATGGGGAATCGATATTGGTATTCATGGAGCGTTAACAATGTTTGACGTTGCCAACGGCGTTTTGGAAATACACGATATGCCAATTGTTGAGCGTAACGGAAAAAAACTTGTATCAGGTCATTTAGTGGCAAACATACTTAGAACTCATCACGGAATTGTTTGGATTGAAAGAGTTGGAGCAAGACCTGGACAAGGCGTATCTTCAATGTTTAGCTTTGGAAGATCAGCTGGAATAGTTGAGGGTGTAGCTATTGCTTTGGATATGCCAATTAATTTAGTCACGCCACAAGCGTGGCAAAGAAAATGCCTTGTGCAATCTGGTAAAGACGGAAGCCGAAGCCGTGCTATGGAAGTCTTCCCAGCTTACTCGCAATCCTTTGCTAGGAAATCAGACGATGGCAGATCGGATTCTGCTTTAATTGCCTACTATGGCTTAACTTATGGAGAAAATGTTGAAAGCAACGACCAACACAAATAGAAATGGTTTTGAAATGCACGACATTCAGCATTTGTCGGCTAGTTCAGTAAATAAAGCAAGAGAAGCGCTAGACGCATGGGTTGTAAGCTATATCGGTGGCGTAAGAACTCCAGCTGGATATGCAATGTGGCAAGGTAAGGCCGTTGAATTAGGTGTCGATCAAGCCTTGTATTCAGGAAAAGAAATCGATTTCTGCATCAGAACGGCTTTAGATTATTTTAGCAAGCATACTTGCTTAATGCCTAACTACGCTGATGAATACGCCAAAAGAGAACCTATTATGTCAAGAATGGTTCAGACAGCTATTCAACAAATAAGAACAATTGGCATTCCTAAACAGCCAACATTAGGAGAGCAGCATAAAATTGAAATACCAGTTCGATTTGCCGAGGGAGATTTGGGAACAATACCTTGTATAGGTTTTTTAGATTACTGGTTTCCTGAAGAAAATATAATAGTTGATTTAAAGACAACGGCAAAAGCACCAAGTAAATGGACGTTATCTCATGGAATACAAGCTTCTTTATATAAAAGGGCAATGGAAAAAGAAACTGGTAAGCCAGTTAAGGTGTTCTTTTTATACGCTTTAACACGACAAAAAGACCCTTATGTTTGGCTAGAACTAACTGATCCTGAATATTATTTAAAGTCATTTAAAAGAACAGTAACGCAATTAGAAGCGTTTCTTTCTGAAAAAGAAGATTTAAAAGGATTACTTGAAATAGTCCCTCACAATCCTGAAAGTTTTTACTGGAATGGTGCTGCTGATGTCCTCCAAGAATACTTTCCATAAACCAAAATTATATGAAGAAAGAAATGAATCTCAAGATGCAGTACACAAAAGTGATTTCTTTGAAATTGAATATTATGAAGGCGAAAAAACGCCGTGGGAAAAACTATGGGTCAGCGTTCTTGTCCAGCAATTTAAAGATGCCGAGGGTTTGGCTAACACTAGGGCAGAAATTCGTAATGACGCAAAAAGAGCAATTAATTGGCTCTGGCATGATAGCGAAGATTTTGATGACGTATGTGTTTTGGCTGGTTTTGATCCCAGCTACACCCAATTGCGAGTTCGACAATGGTTGAAAAAGCAATATCCCATCTTACTCCGAGATGGCTGGTTCGTTCCACCAGATTTAGGAACGCTAAAAAGGCGAACATAAGGAGACTGAAATGCCGTTAGAAACTTTAAACTCTGGTGGAGGGGCAGCTTTTATACGCTTCTCTGCTGAACTCGACCAATGGTCAAGATCATCTCAATCAGGCGATCTAGTTGATATATCATGGGATAGTCCAGTAATTGTGGATATCGAAAAGATACAATTAGGCTGGCTAAAATTAGCTGGTGGGCGTGATTGGGTTATTTGGCCAGACAATGATGTAAAGCTTGCAGCAACATTAAAGCCTAGTGATGAATACAGACAAGGTTTTAATGTTAAGTTTTACAGCAGTAAGCTATTTGATGACGAGCCAATAAGAGAATTGTCAGCAAATGGTGTAGGGATATTCAGCTTTATTAAAGCTGTTTATGACGCTTGCGAAAGTGGTTTTGGTAAAGATCAAGTGCCAGCATTAAAAATCACAAAAAGTACGCCTACTCGTATTGGTAAAGGTGCTACTAAAATACCCAACTTTGAAATCGTCAAATGGGTGGACAGACCAGCTGAATTAAGTGGAAACGCTCCAGTTACACCTCCTCCAGTTGCGCAAGCAACTCCACAAGCAGAACCAGCTTCAGCTGATGTGTTTGGTAATGATGAAATTTGACGATAACTTAACTACAAAATTGGATTGGGCAAAATGGTGGCACGGACAAGGCTTTAGCGTTGTTCCAGTACACTATGTCCTTTCCGATGGTAGTTGTTCATGTTCCCAAGGGAAAAATTGTGCATCTCCTGGAAAACACCCAGCGCCAAAAAGCTGGTCTGTATTTCAGGAGAAATGCGCCGATGAGTTTACTTTGGAAATGTGGTTTGATGGAAGATATAAGGATTATAATTTAGGCGTTGTTACTGGAAAAGTATCAGGGAATGTATTTGCAGTTGATGTCGATACAGCCGATGGCAAGCTTGGGAATGATAGCTTAATGGATTTATGTATGGCAAACGATGATTTGCCTGAAACTTTGGAGCAGTTAACTGGAGGTGGTGGTCGGCATTACCTTTTTAAAGCGCCTAAAGACAAATCGATTATTACTGGAAAGAATACTTTAGGATCAGGAATTGACACTAGAGGCGAGGGAGGATTTATTGTTGTCGCTCCCAGCAATCACAAATCAGGCAATCAATATCAGGTTGCGCATTTCTCAGAAATGGAAAGCAGTCCTGATTGGCTTACAAGCCTATTAGATACGCCTCAATACACGCAAGAGAATATTCAAAACGGCGAGCAGAATATGTGGGGCGAGCATATCGATGGCCGTGAGGGTTACATGGTTAAATTGATTCTTGGAACAATTCGATCATGGTGGGGTCAAAAAGGAATTTTACCTACGATTGATCAGCTTATAGAAGAATGCTGGCCTATCTATGAACGTAAGGTCAAAGCAAGAGGCGAAAACTTGTCTAATGATAAGCGTGGCCTCGATTTATTTAAACAAAGATCATGGTATCAACTTAAAAGAGCAAGCAATAATGAATTAAGAATCTTGCATAATGTTGAAGCTGGATCAGAAAAACACTTGTCTATGTCTGCAAACTCCAATAGTCAAGTGTTGGAGGAGGGTGGTGGATTGGTCGCTCCTGAAGCTACTCCTCCTCTTCTAATTACCGATTGGGGAATGCACCGATACGCTGGTAAAGCACCTGATCAAGAATGGTTAATCGATAATATACTACCAAGAAGAGTTCCAGGTCTAATTGCAGCAATCGGTGGCCTCGGAAAATCTTATATATTATTAGACTTATGCCTAAAGGTTGCTGGTGGCGATCAGACAATGCACACCGAAACGGCGTTTGGTGGTAACATTACCCACAATGGAAAAGTCGTTTTCTTTGGAGCAGAAGATTCAGCTTCATCAATCCATAGGCGTATCGATGCTATATCCAATCCAACATTAAGAGATCGAGCAGCAAATAATCTTTTTATTGTTCCGATGCCTGATGCTGGAGGAACAAATGCTTTTATTGGTCAGCACCAAGGTCAATATTCATTCACGGCGTTTTTCAAAAACATAAAGAAACAGTTGTTAGATTTTGGAGAAGTGGCTTTAGTTGTCATCGATCCACTACAAGCGTTTGCTCATGCTGATATAAACACCGATCCAGCTGCTGCTCAATATTGGTGGTCATTAATGTCAGAGTTATGCGTGTCAATTAACGGAAATGTTATTGTGGCTCATCATATGAGAAAAGACGGAACGTTTGCCATAAAGAAGTCAATGCAAGCCAGAGAAGCTATTCGTGGCACAACGGCACTCGTGGACGGCGCAAGATGGGTCTATGGATTGTGGAATATGCCTGAAGCTGATGAGATAGTCGTGGCTCAAAAGATGGGATTCGATGCTGGTCAGGGAACTTGCGTTTGTGGAGGAATAGTTAAGGTTAACGATCAAGCCGATATGTCCACTCATACGTTTGTTCGAGAAGAGGGTGGCTTGCTTATTGATAGATCAGGAGAAGTCGATGCTATATTGATAGCGTCAGCAAAGCTGGATAGAGGACAAACCACGGCTATATTTACAGAAATTGAAAAGCGATGGGGCAATGAGCAGCCATTCGCAATCGGAAACAATACTCAACGATCTTTTGTGGCTTGGATAAAGTCAGAATACGGAATGCCAAGCCGATCAGCTAAAAACTATCTGCAAGCTTGGTTAGATCAAGGCTACCTCGAAGTGGCTACTTTAAGTGGACATAAAAACCTAAAAGGTTTGCGTGTCATAAAACAACCAGATTAGGAGCGACAAATGTTTGGAATAAAAAGAACTATGACTAAAATATTAATGAATCAGGAGCATATATTAAACTCGATTGATGAAATTGAGAAGGATTCAGAAAACCGAGCAATTCTGCTAAATAAGATCAATGATCAGATGCAAAATATGTTACTTTCGCAAAACGAAAAACGCGAAAGTAAAGGCATATTTGGCTATAAAACGCGAAAGTGAGGCTTAATATGGCTATAAAACGCGAAAGTAACGTTTTCAAAAACATCGTTTTTTGCGAAAGTAACGCGAAAATGCGCGAAAGTAACGCGAAAGTAAACCCCCCATACCCCCTAGGTGTTACTTTCGCAACACCATCTTGGCGATGGTTATTGCTAACAGTAAACCTAATCGGAGGTTGCTATGGCTTATAGTGGTAAGTGGTCAAGAGCTAAGAAAGAGCCGTCAGTAAAATTTGTAGATCAAACTGTACCTGAAATGTATCAGTCTCAAGAAAACGTAAGTGTTATTCACGCATCTATTAATAGCGTGGATAAGGTGGCTAGAGATATCGAACAACGATGGGGGATTGGAAAGTTGGAGAAGTTATGCGATCCAGCTTTGGCTACGAGATTTGAGCAAGCTAGACAGAATCTTAATTATGCGTTGCGTATGGAAAATATAACGGAAGTCGTCGCTAAATCTCAAGACTTAATTCGTGGTTGGAAAATCATCGAAAAGAAAGTATTGGAAGCTGGGCATAAGCCTGAATGCGAAAAGGTTTGGCATATGGTTAATGACGAGGGAAAGAAATACGCTTTTGTTAATGATATTTCCGATCATGTTTATTTCGATAAAGACATTACTGTTGTATCAATGGAAGAAGTGCTTCGTATTGTAAACGATTACCACAAAGATATTTATGGAGAAGTGAAGAAGCATTTTCCAGGTGCTGAAATTGTAAGTATTAAACCAAAAGAAAAGGATAAATTAGATGACAAGTTGCCGTTCTAAAATGTTAAAAGAAGTCGTCGCTCTAGTTGATAAGCATAGGAATGCTGAATACGGCGATCCGATGTTGGTTATGGATAAAGTAGCTAATATGTTTGATCAGTATTTAAAAGGGAAAAAGAATAAACAATTCGTGGCTGAAGATGTTGTTATGTTTAACATTATACAAAAGGCCGTGAGACTTAGTTTTAATCCCAATAGTGCTGATAGCTGGAAAGATATCGCTGGATACGCATCAATTGGCTTTGAATCGATGAATACCCAGCGTGATAGATAGTTAGTTATTCTCCTTATTCATGTTCCCCATCATTTTCATCAGGGTTTTCATAATCTTCAGGAAATAATTCGTCCATACGCTCCGTGTAGTCAGGGTGTATTTCTATTTCAGTTGATCCATCTTCATTCCAATG